GGTAATTGGCATCGCCGGTATATACGTTGGCAAGCGCGCCAGAAGTGGCTGCCGCAAACAACGGGTACAAATTGGTGGATGTGGCCGTATCGTTGGTAATAGTTGCGCCGCTGCCAGTAGCCACCGCCCAAGTGGCCGTAGTGCCGTTGGACGTCAGGACGTAATTATTGGCTCCAATCGCCAGCCTGGTTGCGCTGTTGGTGCCGTTACCTATGATCAGGTCGCCCGTGCTGGTGACCGGCGACAAGGCGTTAAAAGCAGCCGCAGCCGTGGTCTGGCCAGTGCCGCCATTAAGAATAGGTAAAGCCGTGCCTGAATAGGAAATTGCCAACGTCCCGCTGCTGGTAATGGGCGAACCGGAAACAGACAGAAATGTTGGGACAGACGCCGCCACCGAAGTGACGTAAGACAAAGCTGGAATGTCAGCCGTTGTCAGGGAGCGAAACGTAGGTGCAGCCGCCGCGCCGCTGCTGGGACCGGCAAAGATAGCGTTTACAGCCTGAGTAGTCAGTGTGCCGGTCAGTGTGCCGCTGCTGGTGACCGGAGAGCCGGACACCGACATAATGGACGGCAATGACAAAGCCACCGACGTAACCGTACCTTGCGGGTTTGCCGCCGTGGAAATGCTAGTTACACGCCCATAGGTGTCAACCGTAATTACGGGGATGGCCGTGATTGATCCTGTAGTGCCTGCTGTGATGACTCCACTTGCAAGATCAATAACCGGCGCAGTGCCGCCCGTGCTGGTGATGCGGCCTGTAGTGCCGCTTACTGATGTGACGTATCCCAAACTAGATAAATCTGCTGTTGTCAGGGCGCGGAAAGTAGGCGCTGCCGGTGCGCCAGACGTAGGTCCAGCAAAAACAAAGTTGGCCGTAGTAAGCGCCACGCCCGTGCCGCCTCGGCTTACGGCAAGCTGACCCGTCCAACCCAAACCCATCGTTGTTGCGGCTATCAGCGCCGTGCTAGGCGAGCCGCTCAAAGTCATCGTAACGTTAGTGTCGTCGGTCTTGCTCAACGCAGCCGCAGTGACGCCAATGGTCGGCGTCAGCCCGCCCGTGGATGTAATAGGGGCCGTAGCACCCACAGAACTGACGTAGGACAAGCTAGGAATGTCGGCGGTGGCCAACGCTCGAAAAGTAGGCGCAGCCGCTGATCCGCTGCTAGGCCCAGCAAAAATGGCGTTGACCGATTGGGTGGTCAGCGTGCCCGTAAGCGTGCCGCTGGTCGTGACCGGCGAACCCGAAACCGAAATAATTGATGGAAGCGACAAAGCCACCGAGGTGACCGAGCCAGTACCATACGGCAACGCGGGAATGTCCGCCGTTGTCAGGGCGCGGAAAGTTGGTGTATCCGCTGCGCCGCTGCTTGGCCCGGCAAATAAAGTATTTATGTTTTGTGTGGTTAGCACGCCGGTCAGCGTCCCACTGCTAGTAACCGGAGAACCCGATACCGACATGATTGATGGCAACGCAAGTGCCACTGACGTGACGTAAGCAAGCGCGGGGATGTCTGCCGTAGCTAAAGCACGGAAAGTCGGTGTAGCGGCAGCCCCACTGCTTGGCCCAGCAAAAAGAGTGTTTACTGATTGCGTAGTTAGTGTGCCGGTCAACACACCGCTTGTAGTGACTGGAGAACCAGACACCGACATGATTGTCGGTAAATCCAACCCTACCGAAGTGACTGTACCTGATCCGCTGGTGGCCGGTTGTGGTGGAGGGCCAACTTGCAAGTCATCTAGCGAAGTTTGATTACCGCCAGAGCCCGCCAAATTAAAAAGGTTAAGAAAAAACCTGTACCACTCACGCGAAATCATGCCGGTGCGAGGGTCGATAACTTCAACCCGCGAAGACGGAATATTCGTGATATTTTGTTGTTCAGGCATTGGTGGGCGTCACATAGAGTTGTGCGCCCGTGATTGCTATCTTCACGGGGTCGGTGCCCGATATTTCGTAAACCCTATCGCGCAGCTTCAAAGTCATGCCCAAACGGCGGTAAATAGCCCGTTGGTAATACTCACCTACCTTGCCCACCGAGATGGATCGCTCGTTGGACCAAGTATGACCGCCGTCATCGGACCAGCGCAAAATCATCTGAGGATCGTCGCCTTGGCCGGAATTGATGCCCACGCCGGTTTCGCAATTGATCTGCAAGGTATGCTGAGCCGAGCGTTTGAGGTTGTTGGTGCCAGATGGCAGCGCCCTCCAAGACCGAAGCCACTTTTGAATGTCGCCGTTGTCGGCGTATTCTTCCATGTCAAAGGCGTAGATGTTGCCGTTTTCAAAGTCCCCAACAATGATTTCGTTGTTGTAGGATGCTTGGCAGTTGGAACGGTGACGGACAAAATCGCCGTTGTCCCACCCAGCACGCTCATGCCAGACTTGGGTGGCTACATCGTAGACCCAAGTGGTCTGCGCGGCGGGGAAGATCAGCACATAAAAGGCATGGCCGTCTTGCTGGTAGGTGTAGCCTATGGCGTCCGAGATGTCGCCGTACTGCTGGATTTGCCACTCAACGGCATGAGTGGACACCCGCAAGCCGGTGTACCCATTGGCCTTGTACACAATACCGCGCCCACGGGCATCAGAACCTAGCCAGAACAGTCCGTTATAGAGTTTGGCTACCGAGTATGGCGCAGAGCATCCAATCTCGTTAAAAGCGCCTTGGATGCGTTGTAGCGGAAAGTCAGGCAAGCCAGCGTCGTACCATACTTCAATAGAGTTAGTGCCAAACAGCCACGCCTCGCGGTGGTCAACAATTAGCGACACCAGTTGGTCAGGGTCACCCTCGGCGCTGGCAAAATCTAGCGGGTCCACGGACAGGCCGTCTAGCAAAGATGTCACCCAAACACGGCTGCTGTTTGGCTCGTTAAATACAAAGTACCCGTCCAAATAGCCAACCTTGACAGCGCCAGGGAAGTCAGGGTCGGTGATTTGGGCAAATACGTTGGTGTTGGAATTGAAGATGTAGCCGTCAGGGTTGCAGGCCACAAATAGCTGCACGCCGTTGTCCGACATAGACACCGGACCCGTGCCGGTGACTGTACCCAGCAGTGTCAGCTTCCACGCCGAAGTTGTTGGGTACAGGCTTGCTTGGTACAGGCTGTCGCCTGATACCACGTACATATACGCACCCAACACCCACAGGCCGCGAATTGGGCCTTCGCCAACAGCCACCAATCGGCGCAAGCCTGGTGCGCGGGACAGGAAACCGGCAGACATACCGCCCTCTGGCACCGCCTCGGGGTACATATTGACCATGCGGTTGTCCGCAGCATTGACGCTGCGGGCGACATAGCTGGCACCAAGGATGGGCGAGTCCATGCCTAGTAATTCCCGGCGTAAATATTGAAGCGCTGGCGGGTTGCCACAATGGCGTAAGGCATTGACATTACGTCATCGGGATTGTTGATGCGTTTCAAGTTACGCTTGCTAGTCATAGCAATGCGGGAAACTTGTGGGCTAGGCTCAACGCCGAATTCTGGCGCAATTTCGCAAGCCAAGTTATAGGTAAACGCACGCAGATAACCAGGCGGGAACAGGATTTCTGTCACTAAAGTGGCAGGCTGGTCCAGTTCCTGTACGCTGATAAAATGCCATTCCAAGTCCCTTGTGGGCTTTGGATAGACAGTCATTTGGATGTTGGGGTACTCCATATTGATCCACATGACCTGTGGATAAGTAGAAGTAACCGTCTTTACAGCGATCCCGTCGTACTGCTGCTGGTTAATAAATTTGATGCCAAAACTGACGTTGGTGCCTGGGTCGCGATAATAGGTTGCGTCGTCCAACAGGACAGGGCGAACACCAACAAAATCACCAGTAGGCCCAAGGTGGCGTTGAATCTCGCCAGCAGGCCATGTAAATACTTGGTCAATAGTGTTAAAGATGGAAAGACGCTCGGTGTTCCAGCTATCAATCATCTGGTTGAGCGCCATCAGGGCGTCTTGCGACATAGCGGAGGTAGGCGTTTCGCCTTCAGCTAGCACCCCGAGCAATCTTAGCGCTCGGTTAATCTGATCGCCAGCAGTGTATGTCGCCATGACTAGGCTCCTTCGGTTTCGTTTCTACGACGGCGCTTCACTTCCAGTGCGTTTACAGGAGCCGCCTCAGTGACTTGGGGCGTATCCAGAGTATATCGTGTCCAGCCATTTTTCTCATCGTAGGTTGCTTCAAGTTCCATAGTTGCTACTTTGCGGCCATGAACTGGGTGAGAAAGGTAAATTTCCATAGGTGAAAAGGGGAGGTTTTTGGCCTCCCCCTTCAATTAAGCGCCGTGGATGATGGCGAAATTGATGATCACAGCTTCAGAGTATGAAGTTGCCGTAGTCAAATTCCGCAATGTGATTAAAGCAGAACCAGCAGCCAGATAGGAAACGTAAGTTGTATACGCCCCCGCTGCGCTACCAGTAGTATTGCTAGAAACACACACAATGATTGTGTCATTGGTAGAAATCAGACTATTGGTCAAAATGAACGACACAGCAGTGCTACCAGCCAGCGCTGCGTTATTCATTGTGATGCGGCCAGCAGACTTGTTCAGAGTTACCCCTGTTCCTTTGTCTGTTAACTGCGTCACAGTACCTTCAGCCGCTGCTGCGTAACCTATTTCGGTTGTAGCATACACGGTAGTGCCGACAACAGTTGATGGCGTTGTTGCGCCAATTGTGCTGCCGTCAATTACCGCACCACTTACGGTAGTGCCAGAAGTCAATTCGGGGTCGCTAAACGCGACACCGACAGGTTTGGAATTTGCCATATTGTTTCCTTAATAAACGGGGCCGAAGCCCCATTTGGTTACATACGATACAAAGACCAAGCAGCATCACCCGTCTTGCGAGCGCGGAAAGCTGCCGAGGTGCCAGCCGTAGCGGCAACCGTCATCAAACCTTGCGAGCCAGACGAACCAATTGACCAACCCGTAGCAGTAGTCACAGTGATAACACCAGAACTAGAGCCATCCACGTTGATGATATTGAAATCAAAACTTGCATTAACAGGCACGCTTGGGAAAGCTGCGTCCATCAAAGCGCAAGTTGGCAACGTGTACGCAGCAGCCGACGAACCTGGCGAACCAAGAATAATCTTGGTAGCCAGTTGAGCCGCTGTTAGCGTAGCAGCACCTGCGGCGATAGTCGTAGGTGCTGGTTGAGGTTGAAATTGAATCTCACTTAGATTGCCGTCACCGAGTTGGTAACCGCCAGAACCATTAGGAATAGCCATGATAAATTTCCTTCAAAAAGAATTACTGATTAACCCCAGATGCGGCAAGCCATCTGTGGACGAATGGTGCTGTAGCCATACAGAACGTCAATACGGCAAGGCATACGGTCGTTGTTGATGTCG